GCTCGGCGATGCGATTAACTAAAGCCTGAAAACAAGGGCGAAATTCGTCAAAAGTAACTTTCAGGAAACTTCCGGATAATGCGCATGCTCGGACTGAAAATCCGCGTGTCGGCGGTTCGATTCCGTCCCTGGCCACCAATAAGATACAGGCTTTCGGGCGATGACGAATAACCGCGAATTTCCTGTTACCCCTTAGACTGCCCCTAAGCGATCAGCCAATTGATGAAATTTAGTTTGGTTCCGTGCTGTGGGAGACACGGGATCAACGCTTCCGGGTCCGACCCCAAAACCGGACCCGGGAGCACTGACGTCTTTTTATTTCCAAACGTAAAAAACGGTAGAGCCTCGTTTTATGATCGCGAGGAGCGCGCCGCTCGGCGTAACGGCATCAAGATCGTCCGAACCGGTTCCGGTGAACGGCTGGCTTCCGCCGGCACCCGTCGCCGATCGACAATGAAGCTGCCATGAGCTCGTTGCACCGGCCGGCGGTAAACTGCTTGGGAAAAACTCGGACGGCGGATAACCGGTGCCGACATAGGTGATGTGCCAGGAATACGAGCTTCCCACGATCTGGACGGCTTCCTGTCGCACACGGTTTGATCCGAACGTCTGAAAAAACTGCGTGGCGTTGTAATTCTTTGTGAAATCGGCATCTGGAAACAATGTCGCAACCCATCGGCCCGGAGACGTTTCCAAAAACTCGTAAGCTCCGCCGGACAAAAGCGGCTCTCTTGGAAAAACGCAATAATCGTAGAGATCTACGGCATAGACCACACGCAAAGCATGGAAACCGAGGCCGTGGCTGTCCGCCCAGTCGATGTACTGGACCGTGCCCTCCGGCCGCATCATTGACGGCATCAGGAAGAACTTGTCGCCCACGCGAGGGTTGTAGCTGACCGGCGAAGCGGACGGATCGTAAACGCTCGTGATGTGATCTTTTGAGGCACCCGTGAGCGTTGCCGACATAACAAGCGAATCGCTGCCGCCGATCTTGAAATCGCTCATCGCGTCAAGTTCCGATTGCGTCACTTTCCAGCCGTCGGCCGTCCATCTTGCATCCGTGTCCGCCGTGTTCGAGGCGCTGCCGAGCTGCAGCTTCAAAACGTACTTCCCTTCATCGAGCGATGCCTTGGGGTGTTTCGTTTCGATATCTGCGATCGGATAATCGATCACCGAATCCCGCAGCGTTTCCAATTCCGTAAGCGACGGATCGTGTGTTGCTTCCCAGAACCCCAGGCCGGCGGGATCGGAAAAGTCATAGACGGGATCGATCGTCTGCGTTATATAGTCGCTAAACGCTGAGCCGTCCCATTTTCGCCCGAGATCGTAAAATGTGATGAACTTTTTGGAGAGACGGCGCGGCAGATATTCGGGCTGCTCAAACGGCACGATCGGGCCGCGTCTTTGGGTTTGCCCCCGATGCGGCCTTTTCTTCCGGTAGATTATTATGTCGACCTTTGCCATAGGATCTTACGCTTGATCGACGGCGACTTCGAAATTGGCGTGCGTGAGATCCGTGACCGAGCCGGCGGTTATCCTGATATCGAAATCCTGCGTCGTTCCGTCCCAGGTACTTAGATCTATGTCGAGTGACTCAAGATCGATCCAAACGGAATCTGCTGACCGCTTTGCTTCGATAACGAGATCGTCAACCGGACGCGGCGACAATGTAAGAACAAATCCGTCCGTGCAGTCAATGGGTATTGTGTAGGTTTGAACGGCGCCGGCGGCTATCGAATTCGAGGTTGCCGGGACGTCCTGCAGCGGTTTTGTCGTATCGGAGATCTCACGCGCGGTGAGATTCATGAATAATCCCTGATTCGAGAAGTTTATACCGACACCGGTGATCAGGAAGTTCCCAAGAGAAACGCCGTCGCGGTCCTTCGGAGCGATCGCAAAACCTTTTCTCAACGAAGCGTCGTAACCGATCACAGGCAGCGTCACATTTTGGTTTTTGTTTTGCCGGTTTACGAGGACCCGCGTTGCGAGCGGTATACCGTATTTGAGAGGCAGCGGGCCGATAAAAATATCATCGATCCGCTCGAGCGATCGCGTGGCGTTGTCCTCGGCAAAGACCGGCATCATCTGATCGGTAGTCGCAAAGGCATTGACGCCGATCTCGCCCGCGCGAGTTTCCGTTTTGTCGATCGTTACCTGATTTTGTGCTTCGTCCGTTTCGAATATGCGGACGCGAACCGTGCTGTCCTTTAGCGGCTCGGCCGATTCGACGTGCGCGACCAGCGATCCCCATTCGTACGTTTGACCGTCGGCCGTGTTGTTGCTTCTATCCGCGATCTTGGCGGCCTGCTTTGCCGGATCGCCGTAAACGTTCGGGTTGTCCGAATCGACGGTTATCAGGCCGTCGCGCTGCATTTCGCGGCGTGCAAGATATTTCGTGCGCGGTTTGTACGGATGCTGAAGATACAAAAACTTCTCACGCTCGTTTTCCGCAGGCATGACGATCGCGGTCAGACCGCCGTCGAGATCGGGCAGCAGTGCCCGAGTAAATTTCTGCCTGTTGATAACCTCGAACGACGGATCGAAATCGTAAGATTCGGTCGACACCTCCGATTCGGTAGCGTTTATAGTGGTCGTTTTGTCCTCGATCCAGAGCAGCTCCTTGATCAGCTGCGTCGTTCCGTTTCGCAGATCCTTTATGAACTGCATCACGCTTTTGCGGATCGAGACGTGCGTGTTTTTGCCGGGCGTTTCCTCCGAGTCGTCATGAACGACGACGATGCGGTCGTAATTGTTTTCCACGCCGACGAAATGGAGCATCAGGGCGTCGAGCTTCTGCTTTTCCTGAGAGAGATTCAGTTGGTTAGCAACCAGATCGAGCGTGACGGATTTCGGCGCCGGAAACCCCGTCGGCTGCTCTTTTGTCATATCCCAGACGCCGACGACGTCGTTCTCGACACGGACCGCGTGCGGATCGTACATCGCAAAATACGGCGCAAGCGAATCGAAAAAACGCTTGCCCATCCCGACGCGGAACTGATCCACCGGATAATCCTCGACCGGAATATCGGTTTGATAACCGGTGAAGCCGCATTTCGTCACAAAGACGTAATTGAAAAGATAATCAAGATCGAGGCCGGGCACGGCAAGCATTTCCGGCGAATACGACTGGCCGTCCTTGTCGTAGATCGTCTGAAATTCGTTCTGGTCGATCGTGACGCGGTCCGGATCGTAGATCACCAAACCCGACGCGCTTGTACGGTTAAGCTTTTCGCCCTCGGCGGAAACGATGGTGACCGACAGGCGGTCCTTCGGGTTTTGCGGAGAGCCTTCTATCGAAACTTGCACCGCTTGCACCTTTGCACCGGTCATCAGCGTAACGAACGTCGATTCGTCCCAGACGCCGGCGATCTTTTTACCGAAACCGAAATCGATAGACGCGTCGGGCGTCAGTGCCGATCTGTCGGTAGTTTTTAGAAGCGTCGCATTTAGCGTCCACCCGATGTTCCGATCGCTTTCCTCGATATTGCAGGAATCGCGTAAGAGTATCTCCACGCCGTCCGCTTTTAGACGCGGGAGCCAGTTCGTGAACCGGTTGGCAGTCAGATCCGCGGGCAGTATATCGAGGCTGAACTTGAGCGCGTAACGCGGTGAAAGCGTCGGCACCGGTTCGGGATAGAGTTCGATTATCGGCATAAATTAAAGAGCGCTGAAAAATCCCTGGCCGTTATTGGCCGGCCCGCCTCCGCCGCCTGCTGTCGGAAAATCCGCCTCGATCATTACGCAGTCGAAATACTGATCCGGATTCCCGTCCGTGGAATAACCGAAACGGCTACGAAGATTGTTGAAGTTCCCGTTGCCGCTAGTAACGGTCCACGCGCCGCCCGTCGGCGCAAGCGGATAATGTTTCCGCTGGTATCGAACGGCCGTCGTGCCTGCAGCGTTGAAAGCGAAAACGGTGTCCTCGGTGCCGTTGTCGTTCAGTTTGAACGTCGAGTTTCCGGTACCTGTGCTTTGCTGGTGATACGCGACGATCACTTCGACGGCACGCGGAGCAACCGTCGGCGTCGATCCGCCCGAAATGTGGCCGAGTACATGCTCGACATATTCTGAGGCTCCGCCCGTGTCCTGCGACTGGTTTATGTAATCGTTCGTGTCCGGCGTCGTGTCGTCGATCGGAACGTCGTCGACGTACTGGTAGCTGTCCGTTGTCGAGTTCGTGATGTTCGAACCGGCCGAACCGACTTTGAAATCGCCTGCGGTCGTTACGTTGTGCGTTCCGTCCGAGACCGGCACGAATGCCTTAACTCCGTCGCTCGCTCCGATCGGATAATCGGCCGCGGTCGAGCTCATGACAAAATCGTCATAATAGACATCGGCAGTAACAGGCTGTCCGATACCAATTCTTGGCACGACAGTCCCAGTGTCAGTATTGCCGGATGTTTTTTGAGCAAGATCCGCGCCGTCGACCTTTCCGTCGACCGTCTTTGAGCCGACGGCGTGATTCATTTTGAGATCGATGCAGTACCAGACGCCGGTTGTGACCGTGATGCCTGCAGCACCCAGGATCGGCGTCGTTCCTTGTGCGCAATAAAGCTTGTTGTCCGACGCATTAAAAGCGATCCCAAGCCTGCTTGCAGTCGTACCGACGTCGTCCGTGTATATGTAACAGTTTCCCGACGGCAGAGACGCGAAACGAATATAAAAACGTACAGCGTGATCCGTTCCCGTCGCATTTGTATTGCACTGGATAGTTCCACCGGAACCTGTAGAATTGATCCGCAAACTACGTGCTCCGGTTCTTACGGTGGACGTGTCTATCGATGCCGCGCCGGTCGTTCTCCAATGAGAAAGGATCGTCGCAGTGCCGTTCAAAATCCCGCATTCCCAGCCGCAACAGAAATCAGGTGTCATAAATTAGTAACCTTTTACAAAACCGACGACGTAGAACTTGTCAGCCGTCGAGTCATAAATGGCGGTCAGGAAATCTCGTTTGCTCGCCGTCGTCGTGAGAGTGACGCTGGCGATATCGGCACCGAAAGCGAACTTCGTATCGAGCGTTATCGTTCTCGATCCTGTTCCGTCCTGAATGATTTCCCACACTATTTGCTGGCCGTCGTAAGCGTTCGTCGGGTTTCCGAGCGTTCGGTTGCCGCCGAGAGTGACCTTGAAACGATCGCCCAGGCTTGCATCCGTCGCGACGGTGGCCGCGTCCGTAAGAGCCACAAAAGACGAGCGTCGAATGGTCGTGCCCGAGATATCCAATCCCGCGCCCGGTGCAAGAAACGTGAAGGCACCGGCCGAATCGTCCCAAAAGAGAATGCGGTCCGCGTTTGGATCTGGAAGATCGGAAAGCGATGCTGCGAGAACGTCGAGAGCCGCGTCATAGGCCTGCACGTTCGTCCCGATCACCAGACCGAGAAGCGTTCTCACCTGCGATGCGGTCAATGCGGCAGGAGCCGCCGAACCGCCCGAATTGTTTCCGAGGATGCGTTGATCGGCAATACTTGCAAGACCGAGAGACGGCGTCGCGTCGTTGTAGGCCAATGTGGAATCCACCATCGCACCGACGGCATCCTGTGCCTGTTCGTCGGTGTAACCGCCGCCGCCGATGATCAAAGCTTCGATCTGGTCCCGGACCGCGTTCTTTGTCGGAACCTCGTTGTTGCCGTCCCAGCCGGTTGCGTCGTATGCGTCATCGGGAACGATCGGAATATCGGAAAATGTTTTTACACCGGCAACAGATTCAGCTCCGGTCAGATGGACAACGGCGGCATCGTCCGCCTTCGTCTCCATCTTGTCGTACACTGCATTTTTTGTCGGAACTTCTACCGATCCGTTCCAGCCCACAGCGTACGCATCGTCCGGGATCTCAACCGGAACATTCGAGATCGCCTTCTGGTTCGTGTCATCAACAACGAAAGTGGAAGCATTGCCGCCGCCGAAGATATCACCTATCGAAACGGTTCCGGCCGTCGTGTCCATATCGACGGCGGCCTTGTCGTCGCCAAACGTTTTGGCGTTGATCCATTTCGAGGTTGCCGTGTCGTAAACGAGCAGATCGCCTTCCGCCGGCGTCGTAAGCACGACGTCCGTAAGATCGTCCAAAGCCGCAACAACGGACGATGATCCGTCATCGAAAACGACGATCAAAAATATCGGCCCGTTTATCGTTCCGCCGCCGCGTGCATCCACATACGGTTTAAGAGCCTGACCGCGTGTCGCCGCAATAGACAAACCGGTTGTCTCGGGCGTGAGATCAAGAGCCGTAACGTGCAAACGGTCAGTGCCGGTCAAAATCGGCGTACCGTCAAGCATCAACCCGATATACCAATCGTCCGAGAAATCCGAGACCGAATCGCAAAAGAGATAAACTTCCGTGATGTTGCTGTCTCGCAGCACCGGCATCTCGAAATTGGACTGAAAGTCGCCAAGGCTGCGGAGCGGCTGGCCGCGAAATACGATCGCTTCTTCTATATTTGCCATTTGTGAGGTGTCCTAATTTATCGAATCGACAACCAGGTTGATGTGAGAATCCTTGATCCTTCCGTTTATGAATTTGCCGCCGAAGCCGGCCGCGATCGGGAGAACAGGTTTGCAGTTTACGTCGTACGTGCCCGTGTCGCCGGTGAAGACGCACTGGACCGTTGCGTTCGTCGGCGTGACGGCGTCGAGGGCTGCCTTGACGAGATCCAGGACGGTTTTCGGTATCGACTCCGGACGTATTTCGATCCGAACTCCTTCGCCGAGATTTTCCCTCGAGAAGTTCCAGGACGGCCCGCCGATCGAATCGACGGTTGAACCGGTGTAGCCCGAGTAAAGGCCCTCGAGGCCGGTCACATCCGATTTGACGCCCGTATCGCCGTCGTCGCCGGTTTCCGTCAAAAAGACGCTACCGATTTGCACTTCGTTAAATCTGGCCATTGTTTAGAAATTCGTTCCGCCTGCGATGCCGAAGCCGTCGAAGTGGAACGTGTTTTTTACATCGTCCTGGGTTGCCACCTTGGCGGTGCCGGGATCGCCGGTCTCGTTTTTGAGAGTCAGATCGAGAGCGAGTTTTCCGCCGTTCTCGACAGCCTTGTTCAGGCCGACGGTATTCGCGGCGATCAGTTTTTGAACTGCGAGCTGCTCGGCGCGGGTTTTCTGCGCGTCGGCCTCGTAGTTCTCCCGACGAGCAGCTTCACGCTCGCGCGAGATGGCCGCGGCCTGTCTGTTGGACTCGGAAAGCTCGAGCGGATTCACACCCTGTGTCGCGGCGTTAAACGCACGGTCCGCGGCCCCAAGATCGAAGCTCGGATCGCGCCGGTTATAGATCAGGTTGTATTTATCATCGAGCGACTTGTTAAGACGCTTTTCGGGAGTGTCGAAATCTCCGCGGCCGAGAATGTCCTTCCGGATCTGATCCTGCGAAAGGCCCGCGTTGAGATAAAGGTAATTAGGGTTGTTGGCAAGAAACCGCTGAACGAACTTGTCCTCATCGTTTTGCAGCTTGCTCGGATCGAACGGGTTGCGGAAGTTCGCGGCATCGCTTCGCAGATCGTAAGAGCCGAGTGTGTTATTAATCCTGAGGGCGAACAGATCCTTGCCCTGGGCAACGGCAAGCATCGTCAAACCGATCTTTCTGAGCGTGGGATCGAGGCCTTTTAAGGACTCGGTCAGTTTGTCAGACTCGGTTTGCGATTTGGCAAGGAACGCGGCAAAAGGATTCTCGCCGGCGGTACGCTGATAAAGAGAATCGAACGCGGACGTCCAGGCCTTGGACATCGCTTCGACCTTTGACTTTCCCTCTTCAACGGATTTGTTAAATTCTCTTTGAGTGTTGGCGGCGTCTTCCTCTCTTTTTTTAACGCCTTCCCAAAAGTCCTTACTGACGTCGGCGAAACTTTTCCCGTTTTTGCGCTGATCAAGAATGGAGTCGATGCCGGAAAGTTCCTGCCCATAATTCTGCACATTCGGGCTCGACGGATTGAGGTTTACCAAATCCTCGAGAGTTTTTTTACGGCTTTGAAGTGATTCATCGGTATAGGTTTTGTAAGCCTCCAATCGCCGGTCAAGAACACGATCAAACTGCGCGTCGTTGCGCATCTTTTGAATGTTATCTACGATCTGTTTTCCGCTTTCTACTTGTCGATTCCATGCGCCGGTGATCTTATCTTCGGCAGCGGATCGTTTCTCAGCCTCTTCCCGGATATTTTCTGAAATCTTTACCAAGGCCACGCCGGCGACGGCCAGAGCGCCGAAAGTTGCAATCGTACCGGCGCCAAATGCCTCTGTGGCACCTTGTAGCAGGCCAATGCCCTGTTGAAGTTCCGGCGGCAAGAAACTCGACGCAGCTCCGGCAACGCCGGCATATTTACCGAGACCGCCTGAACCGGCGTTTCGCTCCGCGGCGGCCGCGCGGCCGGCAGCAACCCGCTGGAGTTTCGACTCGAGCTTTGTCAGCTCGCCTTGAGCGTCGACCGCCTGCTGTTTTAATGAAGCGAGAAGTCTCGGATCGTTCGTCCTGGCCGACGCGGCTTCGATCTGTCTCAACCGCGTGTAAATATCCGTCACTTGAACGACGGCCCGATTCGCAGCCTGGCCTAAACCGTCAACGCCTTGTTTACCGATCGTAACTTCCGCAACCTTTCTTAATTCAAAGCGCAGGTTCGACGCCTGCCGTTCTGCGGCCGAAAGCGTTTTTTCCAGATCGGTACCGGCACTGATCTTGATCTTGCTCGCGTCGTTGGCGAAGTTTTGCAGCTTTGCTTTGCTCGCTTGCAGAGCGGAATCAACATTGCCGTCGGTAATTTCTAAATCTATCGAGAGTTTGTCCATTGCGGTGAGGAAAAGAAAAAGGAGGCCGAAGCCTCCTTAAATACTAATCAAATTGTTGAAAGCGCTATTTTGCTCTGATTTGACGCGCCGCAGGAGATGTCGCCGGCACGAGATCTGTTCCTCCGCAAGACGGACATTTCTTCTTATTGCCTGTCAGGCTGATGATGGCAATAATTACCGACAATGCAACAATGAAAGCTCCTGCGGCAAAACTAAAGACTGCAGCGATTGCTAAGCCGGCAAGAAAAAGAATGCCTTCGACTATGGTTTCACCCGACGACGTCTTTCGTTCAAATACAGTATTTTCGTGACAGCTCAGACAAAGCCAGCGATCAGTAATTCTTGAACTGACAACTTTAGTTCTTGGGTTCATTTGGAAAACTCCTATGGAATTCGGGAATAAGGCGGGATGCCACTTCCAAAATAGCAGTTTTCCATTCAATGTTTCAACAAGTTTTTACGACGCCGGTTTGTTCTGCTCTTCGATCCGGTCGAGGCGTTTTCGCTCCGATCGCAGGATCTTGACCAGCCGATCAGTCGTCACAGTCCAGCTCCTCGGATCCGTTTCCTCGAGCTCGCAGATATCGACAACGTTCGAAAGGACGTTCTCAAGGGAATATTCCTTCCATCGATCACCGGTTGAAGCCGTGAGATCCTCGCGCAGGTATTGCTCGAAATCGCGCCGGGCTGTTTTGATCGGGCACTCGGTACATTCCGACGGGTCCTTGAAACCGACGCCGCAGATCGACGGACAATCGCTGTATTCCGGATCATGGTCAGCCCGCGCGTACGCGAGAAAACCGCGGCAGACCAGCCGGAAAACGGTTAAAAAAAATCGTCCGGAGCAAGCCTCACGAAATAACCGCGCACGGCGTAATAGGCAATACGTTCCTTGCGGACAGTCTTTTCGGCAAAGAATGCCTCGACCATTTCGCGTGGAGTTTTGAAATCCTCAAAGTATTTCGTCTCATCGTCCGATGCAAGAACCTTCGGCCTCGGATCAAAAAGGCCTTCAGGCATCTTTGCACTCAGTTCCGCCAGCAGCGAGACGTTTGCGGCATATTCTTTCGCGGGCTTTTCGCTTTCCTTGAGTCCGAACGTTTTCTGCCGCCACGTTTGTTCGTCGGCGATGCCGATCATCGCCAAAAAGAAGGTCATTTTATGGCCGAAACTGATATTGACGTCGATTATTTCAGGGGTCATGAGGCTCCTTAGTATTGTTTTCAGCTAAAAAGTATCCTTACGAAAAAATAAGGATACTTTTGATGCGTAAGTTAGCCTTATTTAAGGCTTAATTAAGTCGTCAAAAACGCGTCCGTTTGATCCAGATAGGCTTCGGCGCGGACCGGAGCTCCGATGCCGGCGTCCTTGTGAGGAACGCCATCGATCGCGTGAGCGGATCTGTTCAAGTCGCCGACGTAAACCTTCGGATCCGAAGCGAATTTCATCAGCGTGTTCGGGTAGATCAGGCTGCAGCGGTTGCCCGGATCGCCAAGCAGGAATTCTACATCGACCTTGGTACGCGTCCGGCACAGCTCGCCGATCGTGTCGCCCTCCGATCCGAGGATCTGCATCGATATCGGGTATGTCGGTTTGTCGCCGCGTTCGAGTGTTCCTACCTCAACATCGTCGAAGGGAAATGCGTCATCGCCCGTCGGCACCTGATTGTTAAGATTGATCGTCGCGGACCAGAACTCTTCGGACAGATACGAGCCGTTGACCTTGATCTTGCAATCGCGGCCTTTGAGCGCCGGCAGATTCAAACAGTCCGGTTCGGTAAATCCTGACATTTCCTCGGGCGTAAAGCGTCCGAGAAGGACGATCGTTGCGGTAACGTTTCTGCGCCGGTTAAAGACTATCGATGCAGACTCTACGACGATCGATTTGTATTTGAGCGGATTCGCGGTGTTGTTCTCATAACCGACGCCGCAGCTTGTTTTCGGCAGCTGATCGTCGGTCGAGCGCGTTGCCGCATGATATTTGTTTCCGCCGGCCGTCGTCTGAACGAAAACCGGAGTAACCGGAGAACCGCCGTCGGTGAACCCGGCGCCGAATGTGATCAGCGGAACGTTGGCCTTGGCGAGATCTCCCTGGAACGTCACGGCCAGACCGGTTGCGAGAGTGCCGGCAACAGATACGTTACCCTCGCCGATCGATTCCATAGCTTCAAGAGCTGCCTGGAACGCGGCCGCATTTGCATCCCACGCGACGGCCGAGGATGTGCTGGTTTTCCCTTCGAAGTCGAACGTCATTGAAGCGGAGCCGCCGTCGATAGCCGCATCCGTCGCGGTCTGGACCTCATTGTTCGCCGTGCCTGTCGGAGCTGCTACGGCGCCGAGAAGCATCGTGATCCAGCCGAACAGCCTTTGCGGCGTGATCGCAGCGTAATTGAGCGTCACGCGTTTGAGCTGGGCCTCGACGGTCTGGTCAAAGATGTCTTCGCCGGCGCAGTCGTAGATCGTTTCTTCCTGAACGACGTCCTGGAAGGTAACCGTGCAATTATGCCGTTCGTCAAGATCGGCGTCGGCTAAAGGAGTGTTGAAATCGGCTTGCCGCTTAAAGATCGAACTGAAAACGTAAAAGGCCCGTTTGAGGCGTTGAGGATTGAATGACATGAGGTTTGATGAGGACTGCGGTAAGGTACCCAGGGTAGTCAGGGTACCTTACCTACTTCTGGACGACCGGTTTGTAAAGATAGCGGAAAAGGCGAATTATCGTCTTTGCTTCGACGTGGTAAAACGGTTTGGATTGGTCTTCAGGCAAAACGATCGTTTGATCGCCGTTATGGATCGCGGTGAGCGGTTGATAGCCGTTCTTTTCGCCGACGAAGGCGATGTTGTGAGGCAATTCATCCGGCTGAGGATTTTCTGTTTTTCTTCCCATTAGAGTATCTGCACTTGGACTTGAAGATCGACGTAGTGCCCGAAGGCTCCCGTCAGCTCGTCGCTGCCTAGAATTATAAAACCGGACTGGGTAAGCGGTAGGTGTTCGACATTTTCGAGAGCCGGATAGCCGCGCGGAGCAAGGCCGCGGTTGGCGTTCAAAAACGAGGTTCTTAAACTGAGCAGCATCGCGGTGAAGTCGTCCGTCGAATTGGAAAAGTCCGATCGTGTCTCTTTGTATTGATAAAACAGGTGGACGCCGTACGTCAGCGTCACGAGCGGATCGTCAAAGCAGCCGTCCGTTTCCGAATCGGTAAAGCTCAAAAGATCGACGGTGCAAAATCTGATCTCAAGCTCGCCGTCGACATTCTCGACGCCAAGCTGCTCGGCCCAGTCCTGACGCGAATCGATCAGCGGCCGGCGCACAAAAACCGAGCCCGTCTGCGCTGCGACTTTATCGCCGAGGGCTTCGCGGATCGTTAATTCTTTTTCAGCATCGAGCATTTATTTTTTGCGCAAGAGGAGCCAACAAAAAAACCCAGCGAACAGCATTAAAGCCACGTTGATGATCATAGATGCAGTGTTCTCGTTCATAAATTATTTCTGAACCATGTTGCTCACGGCCTCGTGGACCTGGCTGTCGGTTGCGATCGTTACTTTGTTCGCTCTGGTGATCAATACGCCGAATGTCGCGCCGAGTGTGTATTTGAGCATTTCCGCGAAAACGGCATCCTTCGTGGCCGCGTAGGCGACGATTACCGCGACGGTGAAACAAACCATCAAAAAGCGATCGTCGATTTGGGAAAAGAAGTTCATCAGATCTCGAACTCGCGCCGCTTGTATTTGTCGAGGATCTCGCGAACGGTTAGCGGCATCGCGCGTTCGACGATAAAACCGTCAGGAGTAATCTGTCCCAGGACGCCTTTTTGCGTTTCCCAGATCCTGGCCACGAACTGACGCACGGCTTCGGTGAGATCGACAGGCGTAGCTTCATAACCCCATCGGGCCGTGACCTTGAACGTCCGGCCGGCTTCCCAAAGCTGGTACGGCGTAAACCCTTCGTTGACCAGCCAGACCGCATCTTCGCGATAGAGCCACCCGTTCCGATCGGACTCGTAATAATTCGAGGTGTCGATCACCTGACCGTCGATCGTTACCTGCTCGACGGAACCGGTGACGTGGACCGGCAGCCGAAGAAAGTTCTCACCGTCGCCGCGGAAACGCCTTTCGGACGCGTCATCCGCCGCCGGATCGAAATAACCCGGGGTGCGACGGCAATAGGTGTCGACGAACGCGGAAACGTTATCGAGTATGCGGCCGATCGCCGCAAGCTCGGTTGTCGATTTCGCCTCCGGTATGTAATCCGCGATCAGTTGATCTTTGTCTGCGTAGGCCATTATTTCTTATTGCGTCGCCGGGCGCGGTTGCATGTGTTTAGTGACGTCTGAAGACGGCTGGATCTTCCTTTTCGAGAAGCTCCATTCGTGCGGCCGTAAAATTTATAGCGGCCGTTCGGGTAAGGGTTGAAACCGGCCATACCTAATGCCGCCGGCATTAACGAGAGCGGCTTGAGCTTCGAGGGAAAGAAAATCGGAAAAAGGTTGCGAAAGATCTGGACAATGTAATTGCGCAGGGTTTTCAATTTTGATCTCCTTTGTGCGGGACGCACTAAGAAAAGCCTAAACAAAAAAGAAAAAGCGATGCGGAATCACGAATTTTCCGCAATCACATTTTTAATATTTTCTTTGAACTTCGGAGCGAATCTTTTTACCGTTACGGCAAAGAACGGACGCGGTGCAATAACCACATTGTGATTACGCCCGGCGGTTGTCGTGCCTTCGTCCAGAGCGGCCGCGTATTTTTTGCCGACGGAAACGGTAGATCTCATCTCACCCGTTTTCTTCGCCCTGGTCGAGTTGATAAGGCCGCCCGAATCGACTGCCGGAGGTTGTCCCGGTGCGGAGGCACGATGAAAGTTCGCGCCGGCAACGACTTGTTTCGCGTTCCCTTTTCTCCGTCTCAAACCAAGAGCCAGGTAAGCTTTCGTCGCGGCTTTGACAATCGGCGATCGGCGGTAGGTTCTACCCCTCGGCTGGCTCTCCAGGATCGTCTGCTTTATTTCCGCCTCGAGATCGCTTCCGCTTTGCTGGACCGCTTTGTCCAGGATCGCCCGTCTCTTCGGCTGATTCCACAACGGATTGTTCAGCGTCAGTGTGACTTTCATTTTGAACCGTAAAGGCTCCGTCCCGCAGGATGCTCTCGTGAGTTGCGGATCCTTCCTCGCATGCGAACGGCACGCCGTCGCTTCGTTTGAACCATTTGATCGTCATAAAAAAAAGAAAAGGCCGCTGTTTGAGCATTACGGCTAAAAAGCAGCCTGTAACTACGCTTGCGGCCTTATGTTCCCGAATTAGACCTTCGGGAGTCTGTAAATACGGATCGTTACCGTCGGGCTTGCGCCGCCGGCGAGCGTGAGGCTTAAGCTGCCATCGTCCTGGACGAAACGCGAAGCTTCGAACGGTCCGATGATCTGCTTGTCGCCTGCCGTGCCGGTTTCCTGAAGCGTGATCGCGAGATCCTGCGACGTATGTCCCGGAGGCATGTCGCCGCCTTTGATCGTCAATGTTGCATCCGCGTCGTCGGTGTTGATGGCTTCGATTATAAGACGGTCGGTCTTGGAGCCGACGCCTGCAACCGAAATATTGCCTGCTGTGTCGAGCGTCTGGACCGCCGGCTGGTTGGTGCCCGCGTTAGCGGACAATTCGGTAATGGAAAGATTTGCTGGATTTGCCATGATTTTTGAAGTGAAGAGAGTTCAGAGAGTTTTAAGGGTTCAGGGAGTGCGAACTCTCTAAACTCGCCACTCCCTAAACTCTATGAACTGATCGCTAGCTCTTGTTCGCTGTCAGGACCGCGAGAGCATACGGACGAACGACCTTGGCGCCGTAAACGTGCAAGCCTTTGACGCCGTCGTTAAAGCCGCGTTCCTTTCGGTACGCTTCGACCTTGACGATCTGCTCAGCGTAGGACGTCGCCATGTCGTGACCGGCGATGATCTTGTACTTCGCAGCGGCCGTGTTCGGCACGTTGTTCGACTTCATGACGCGGAAACCCGCGGCTTCGCCGATCTGGCCGTTTGCAAGAACGTTATCGGTCTTGAGCGTACCGGCAGAGACGAAGCGGGCGTCCTTGAGCATCAGGCCGTGGTACCACGAGGGTACGATCACGAAGCGGCCCTCGGTCGGGATGTTGTTCTCGTCGAGGATCGTGCCGAGATCGACCAGATACTCGTAAGCATCATCGGCCGCGGTAACCGTCTTGGGTGAACCATCGTCGCCGATCAGGTTCGCTGCAGGAGCCGCAATGGCCATCGCAGCCGCTAAGAATTGGTCCGAGGTGTCGCGGAGCTTGTAGCCGGCGCGCTTCATCGCCTCTTCCATTACGGAAACGCTGGATTGAGCCTTATCGACATCATCGACGGCGAAGTTGAAATATTTGCTCTCGGTGATCTGGAGCATCTGCGATGCATCAACCAGAGTCTCGGGTGCGTCGATGTCGGTGTCCTTGGTGTAGGTCTTGACCGTTACATCGCCGATCGAGTTGATCTTGACGGAGTCGCCTGCCTGGCGGATTGCGCCTTCGTAATCGCGATTGACCACTCCGGACTGACCGTAAACGAGAGATTTCGTGAGGTGGGCAAGCAGCCGCGCGGCCCAGATGGTAGGAATAAAATTATTGAGTGACATATTTTTTGAGGTTTGCAGAACTACTTCTGCGATGCTAAAAATTTTGATACTTCATCCCAGCGCTTGTTCAGTTCATCCGGCGACATTTTTTCCACTTGATCTTTTGTTAGCGTTGCAGGCGTTTCCTTGCCCGCGCCGCCGTCGGCGGATCCGTGCGCTGCGGTGATGAAGAGTTCCGGCGAGTCGGCCTTCGCCGTGGCCAGAACGTCTGCGAAATTGGTGATGTTGCCGTTCGCGTCGACGGTAAGTTCGGACGCGTAGGCGCTATAAAAAAGCTTTGTGTTTTTTACGCCGCTCTTTGCCGCAAGTTCGACGGCCGTGTCGCGTTTGTCGCGTTCGGCAAGCCGTGTTTTCGTGTCGGCAAGTTCGGCCTTGAGACGTTCGTCATCGGAGAGCTTCGCCTTTGCTTCGGCATCGGCGACTTTCTTTTCCCACTCGCGTTTTTCCTTTGCGAGTAGCCGGTTTAGATCGTCCTGCGTGAAAGACTTTTTATCGTCCGGTTTCGGTTCCGGTGTCGGAGCCGGCTGCGGATTTCCCTCAGGTGTGTTTTTATCGTCGGGTTGAGGTCCCGAACCCTCCGGTGATGGAGTAGGTGTTGCTGGTTCTGCCATTTTTAAAGTTTTATTCCTTTATGTCAGGTGCCCGGAAGACGGTGAGGATCTTCGCGGTGGTGTCGTTCGAAAACGACAAAAATCATTTAATCAGAAAAAAAATAAGCGGTACGTGTTCGCTGTTTGTGTGGTAGATTCTACGGTTATGGGAAGTTACAAAGATCCTCACGAAGAGGCCTCCTCCGAAGTTGTTATCGACGAGGTCACGATCTGGCAGCCGGGCATGTACGATGACGACGTAACGTTGCGGGTACCGATATTCGAATTGCTTAATTCGGATCAGCCGCCGGCATCGGTCACGGGTTTCGAAACGCCTAATCGCCTGGCAGATCGGAAAGCGGCCGGATAAAGTGCCGCTGCCCGAATTCCCGATCCTCTTTCGACCCGACAAAGCTGCTTAGCTCCGATCCGGACCTGTACAAATCGAAGCGCTTTTGTCCAAGAATTTGTTTCTGAAATCCTTGATCGAGCTTTGCAAATTTTTCCGCGCCCGTTGCAATATTCCGGCCATTCGTGAAAGGGATCAGGGTGCATCTGCAATTCGGATGGCTGAAAACCTTTTTGTCCGAGCTGAAGATCCTGCCGTGCAGATTCCAGCAGATCACGCACGTCCGGGCGTCCAGTACCGCCATCCAGACGTACCTTTTTACATCGGCCTGCTGCAGGAATTCCCTGCTTGCCGCCCGGTAAGCTTCATTGGTTTCCGTCCGTGCGATCGTCAGGGCCCGTACCTTTCCGACATTCGTCACATCGTTGAGCCGCTTTGCGATCGCTGCGGCCGATTCGCCCGAGGAAAAGCCTTCGATAAGCTGATCCTTTGCGGCCTGCCGGACTGGTTCTTTAAGCCGGTTAAAAAATCTAGCAAGGGTGCTGCCGTTTTGCGTCCGGCCGATCAGCTTCCGCGTTGCTTCAAGATCCGGTTCGAAAATCGATCTCTTCGGTGTCGATAAATAAGCGCTTAGCGTCTTTGCGGCCGCTTTGACGACGTAACGCTGTGCGTTTGTCACCGATTGTGCGAGACGCACCGTCCGCCGCGCGATCGCATTCTCGATCTCGTCGAGAATATCGTCGATGTCGTTTAATGAAACGCCCTTTTCGATCAGGAACCGGACGATCTCTTCCTTGAACTCGTCGAACTCACGCAATAAAAGAAAAGCCGATCGTTTCTCGGCTCTTATCAGAAGATCCCGTAACAGATCCGCAAGCTGCTGAGGCGTCATTGAGCGTTGAAATAGAGAACCGCGTGTGCCTGATTCTCACGCAGGATCTTGTCCTGGAACGATTTGTTTTTGAGAAAGTAGGTGAGTAGGCCGGTTGCCATCCAGCGCGTCGTGTAAATTCGGTTCATGCCGTCGGAATCCTTTATCTCCGTCAGTGTCTGGAAAACGAAGAACGGCACCCTTTGCCCGCCGAAATCCGGTATATCGAACCAGGGCTCGTCGGCCGACGTTTTTACAAATCCTGTTTTGAGATCCATCAGTTAGCCTCCGATCGGATTGCCCTGATCAAAGAATTTCGAGGCCGTTTCCATTTCGGCCTGCTTGCGATCGCTGTTCTCCTTCGCCATCTCTTCGATCTGCTTGTCCGTCAAACCGTAATCGCGCTGGATCTGTTCGAGTGACCAGCCGAGGTTTTTCTTCTTGAGAGCGTTGTCCAAAGTTTCCGAATCGGAAACGGGAGCTGCGTCGGTCCATTGAGTTTCAAGGACAGTCTTGCCGGCGGTGTTTTGGGTCGTCAGAGCAAAGGCCATGATCTTGCCCCACGTTTCGCCAAAACTTCGCTGCGCGTCCTGGACGATCGCTGTAAAACGGGCTTCGATCTTTCTGAGAGCTTCACCCGATATGGCTGATCCGGTTTGCTCGAGGTTGAAATAGCTCGGCGGTATTCCCGAAACAAGAGCGATATCGCGAACGCACTCGCTCTTGACCTTTAGCATCTGCTCGAGCTGCGCGTCCGTAAACTCGCCGAATTTTGCTTTTTCCGAGTCTTCGCCGGTCCATAACTGCGAATCGTAATCGTAAGGAATTATGGGCTTTCCGGTCTCCTCATCCTTTTCGAATTGTATTCCGGTCGCCCATCGCTGCCTGATAGCATTAAATTCCTGTGCGACAAAGATATCGACATAGCTTTTGTTAAGAGCGTCGTTGAGCGGGATGACATCCGTCAGGATCGAATTCGATGAATCGTTTGTTTCCTCGTCGAAGCTGAACTCGAAAACCGGAACGCGGCCATAAGGATTTACGAGCGGAAAATTCTCGCCGTCGATCACGCGAGCGGAGTACTCCGCCGACGTTCCCGCCTCTGTGCCATTNNTTCGCAATGTATTTTTCAATGCGATCCGGATAATAAAGCGTTAAATAGATGTCCTTGCCGACGGTCCATCGTTTCGCCGCTTTTTCGATCTCGCCGGTGTCCGCGTTTTTCCAGACGGCGATGTTCGCGGCCGGCTGCGTGTGGATCCTCGCGACGCCCTGCATGTCCGGCCAGACGATGGCGAACGCGTCGCCGGTCTTGAATGCTTCACGGTGGGCTTTGCCGGAGTTGAGCGGCATGTTGTTTAGCTTCCAGATCGCCCAGGCCTTTTTCTGAATGTCCTCGGTCTCGCTTTGGAAACCGATCACCTCGAGGCGCGACGCAGGAGCCTTGACCACGGTGCGGCAGAGGTTTTCGCGAAGCTTTTGCAGACGCTTACCGAATTTGTTCTTGAATTTCTCGGACGAAAAATTAAGCCGGTGACGGCCTTCGAAATAATCGTAAAAATCCTTGTACGCTGCCGCTTTGAGGTCGATCCGCTCGACTGCGGCCCGGATATCTTCTTGTGAGGTTGTAACTTGATCTGCCATTTTCGATGAGGAGACCTGGGAAGGCCCTAAAAGGAATTATGAAGAAATATGGAAAAGCGTTAATTAAAAGATGCTGTAACCCCCGGATTTCATTCTGCCCGAGACGCCCTGCCAGGCCATAGCGAGACTCATAACGCAGTCGTCGTGCATCCCGTCCGGCGCCGAGTATCGAACCAGCCCGGACGGCAGGATCTCGGCTTCGAATGATTTCAATTCACCGATCAGGATGTCGTTTCGCAGTATCTTCAGATCGCCGCGCTCGAAAGCCAGGCTAAGGTCCTCGACGGCGTTAGCCTTTGAGAGATTCGTTGTCGTGAATGACTTTACGCGCAGGCCGTCCTTGCGCAGCATTTCGATATTCGGTTCTCCGATCGAATTGCTTTCGGCAATGATCGCCGTCGGCCGAAACTTCTCATAAAGAACTTTGAGCCGGTTGCGCTGGATCGTGTAATCGATGCCGTTGTGACGATCGATATAAACGAGCTCCTTCGTTTTCTCATCGATGACCGTAAAAACGGAAAAGTCCGTATGCTTCGCCCAGTCCACGCCGATAACGTAGCTGTGGCCGCTTACGCGTTCATTTTGAGGAGTCGCGATCGCCTGCTGATCTACAAAACGAAAAAACGCTCCGTCTGCGAGAAACTCCGCCAGATATTCCTGCTGGAACACTCTTTCCGGAAGGCCCAGCCGGGCCGCTTCGATCTCGGCCGGCTTTATATACGGATTTGTGGAAGTCGGCATCTTCCAGGACTTCCATTCCGAATTGAGAGGGTCCTGGCCGAGCTGGTAGAGATCGTGGAAGTAATTGAGTCCTTTCGGCGTCGAGAGGAAAAAAGCATCGCCGACATAATCGGAAAGAGTCGCGCGGATCGATTCCGTCCATGCGATTTTCAGATGTCGGGCTTTCGCCGCCTCGTCGATGATGACGCGTTTATATTTTCGAGATCTGCCGGCATCAGGATCTTCGAGGGACCAGAAATCTATTACTCCGCCAGTTACGAGCTGAATACGCTTTTCTGAGGCGTTCTTTTCGGCGATGACGGGCCTTAGCAGCCTGATCACTTCCCTCCACACCTCGATCAGATATTTGTACGACGGTGCGAACCATCCGACAGGGTAACCTTTGAGCGCCGGCTCGAGCTCGAGACTGGTACCGATCAGCGTCTTGCCGAAGCGCCGGCCGCAATCGACAACATTAAATCGCTTTGTCTCACGGAGTATTCGCTGTTGGCCGGCGTGAGGTTTAGGAAGGATCAGCCGGATCGTTTGCATATTCGACAATCACCTTGAGCGGTTCGCCGTCTTTTCCCTCATGGGCAAGTTTCGTCGGCGCGTAATTGCCCTGGAGTAGATTTATTTCGCGGAGAAGATTGCGGATCTCGCGCGAGACCATGATGGACTTGCTTACGCGGAATTTCTCGCGAAGCTCGAAGATCTGGTCCTCGAGTATCGCGATCGATTCCGCACGCGAATCGGCGACGATCTTGACCTGGTTTCTTTTGAGGAAACCGGCGACGGCCTTCTGACAGGCCTGTATGGATTTCCAGTGACCGAGCTTCGCAATTATTTCATCGTACGGGGTTTTCGCCAGACGAAGCCTGACCGCTTTTGTGAGCAGCTCCTGATACTCGATATCTTTGTGCGAGGTCTTACTCATTTAGAATGCGGTCGAGGATCTCCTGCCGCGTCGAATCGTCTTCCTCCCCGCGTTCCAGAGCTTCGTAAAAATGCTCGAGGGCCGGGTGATACGCGCCATGCCGTTCGACGACTTCGGGGAACTCTTCGACGCTGTGCGGCCGCAGCCGAAGGTTGTCGGTTTCGTCGTTGTAATCGATATGGCAGATCTCGTGATCGAGAATTGCGACGTGTGCGCGGGCTTCGTGAGTTTCCCAGTTGGGAACGACGATCTGGATCAAAAACCAAGGCTCCTGTTCGCCGGCTGCTCGTGACCAAAGCCAGGCTTTTATACCCGATATCTTTTCGATCCTTGCGACCGTGTAGGGCGAATCAGGAAAACGTGTCGATCGGTAAACAGCGCGGACAGTCGTGCCTTGCAGAAGCGGATAGAAATGCTCGATCAGGCGGTCAATGTATGGCTGGAGATCGTCAGCGGCCCGGAATTCGAGTGCCATTGGATTTTTTAAGAAAAATTATGCGGAACAAACGCACAGCTTTTCCACAGGTGCAAAACTCGCTAAACCGCCTATTTCTTGCGTTTGAAATAAAGCTGCAAAAGCACATCGACGGTTTTCGAAATGACAAAGAACGCGCACGGCAGAACGATCGACGCGACGATCGTGATATTGCTCGGTTTGTCGATTAGTGCAAGGAACGCCGGCGAGCTCGAGACCGCGGCAATGATGTGAGATTTGAAATCGTGGAACATAAATTTACGGGATGAGGAATTTGAGTGCGATCACGCCGGCGGCGACGATGTAGGCCTTGTATTTGCCCATCTTTTCTTTATGGGCTTTGTCCTTCCAATGATCGCGGTCAGCCTGGAGCGCGGCGATCGTCTGCTCATTCAGGACGATGACTTTGTGCAGGGCTTCGTTGGCAGCTCGCAAGGAATCGATCTCGCGTTTCGCGGAATCATAGGAACGCGTGACGGACTGTGAGTTTTCCTTTTCGGCCGCAATTTCCGTCTCGAGATCTGCGATCCGCTTTTCCTGCGCGGCTATGAGATCTCGGGCTTTTTCGTTCTGGTCGAGAAGAAAGGAGACCGTCTGATCAGTCGTTACAGTACTCGAAGGCTGTATCTGGGAAATCGCGCTTGAGGCGCAAACAATTATCAGCGCGAGAACTATTGAGATTTTGAGGATCGGTTTTTTCATTGTATTTGCGTTTTGCTTCGTCCAAAGCGGTTTTTGAGGATCGTGAGTTTCGCCGGGCAGTGTCGAGTTTCGGAGCGATCGTCTTTTCGCGGATAGCATCCTCCGTCTTTCGCTCGACGGACGCATCAGCGGCGTTGGATTCGCTTTGTACGGCCTGATTGACGGCGTTCGCCGCCTGCGTCTGGGTCGATTTGATATCACGATCCGTTCCGGCCTGTTTGAAATAGCCCAAACCGGCCGCGATCGCCCACAAAACGACGACAACTACGATCAGCGTGATCGCCCATGAGAGACGATCGCCTTTCCAGAGGCTATTTAAAAATCCTTTTATGAAGTCTTTCATTGCGTGAATTTTCCTTTGAGTTTGTCGATCAGCTTTGCGATATCGGCTCGGTGCCAGTAAAGCAGCAAACCGACGATCAGGATCAAAACGACGACGCCGAGCCAGGCGGCAATGTTGCCGGCCTCGAGAGCTGCGTAAATAAGCCCGATCGGCCTGATAAGGAACGCCCAGGCCTTTTGGCCAGCGGTCCGTGAAGCATTCGTTATCTGGTCCTTTGAAACGTTCTTGTCGAACGCATCGGCGATAAATGAAGTGTCCGGAATAGCCAGGCTTTCAGCCGAATTATCATTTGATTGCAAACCGGTTTGAGGCTGCTCGGTTTCCACGAGAGGGCGTATTTGCGGAGTTTCCTTATTTGTAAGCAAATCGCGAAACACGGCCGCGCGTGCCGTCACGTCTCCGGAGTAATCGCGGCCGGTCGTGTAGGTATCAACATCCCTGCCTTTCGAAACGGCGTAATGGGCCCACCGGCCGGCATTGTACGACGCGATCGTTACGGCCTGGGCTTCGGCACCTTCAACCTTTTTTGCGATGAATGATGTCGAGACGCCGGTCTTTGAGGATTTAACGGAAATGCGCTTACCGCCCGATGTAAGCACGTCGGCGTATTTCGTCATCAGGACGTCCGCTCCCTTCAAGACGCATTCGCGCGGATCTCGCCACTTGCCGGATCTCACCCATTCGGGATCGAACCGTACATCGACCTGCATCAGTCCGTGACCGTGACCGCCGTCGCCGGCCTTGGTGAGCCATTTCGGATCGAGATTGGTCTCGCGCGAGGCGATGGCCATCAGGTCAGCGGTATCAAAAACGCCGACCGTATGAGCTTTGACCGCCTCGTCGAAAAAGGCGATCCAGCCGTTTGCCTTGGCGCGGTTGAACTCCCTGATCAATTCTTTTCTGGTTGCATTCATACGTGAGGAAGCTGCGAGGGGTGCGGCTTGAAAGAAATTATGAAGCAAAACGAAAAAGCGGTTAGTCGCTAAACTAACCGCCGTTGCCAAAAACTAAATTGAAAGGATCAATTTACGAAAGTATATCAGAAACAGGCATATTCGCGAGTTCAAATATTTCATTGAAGTGCTTGCCCATTTCCTGCCACCGGCGACGTCGGCCGACGGTTATCGCTCCTTCGGCTGCGAGCTCGGCCAGGGCCGCTCTTATTTCGCTTTCCGCTATCCCGGTCTCGTCGATAAAATCGTCGATCTCGCAAATGTGAAATTCGGCTATCAGCTTGAGGATCTTGCGTTTCGTCGTTTGGCGGTTGTAGCCGAACGCCTTTTCGCGGATCTCGTCGGCTGCCTTACGCAGCGTCGCTCGATATTTTTGGTTCTCGGGCCGGCGGGAAAGCATCAGGAGGAGATTTTTTAATTGATCTCCGGTGTCAAAAATTGGAAGTGGCGCAAAGTCAGAGTTCGAGTTAACGGAAGGATTTAATGTAGGCATTTGTAACCGGATTTTGCTGTGTAAATTCAGCAAGTTTTACAGGCATGAAACTCATACTGGGAGCCACTTCCTGAATTAATTAAAACAGAAAAAAAAGTAGCGGTGATCGATTGTGTTTTTCTAGGTGAACGGACGGTGAACGACACCGATTGAAAAGACTATAAACAAGCGTCCGGCATTGCGTCAAGTGAAATCTGAGCGGTGACCGACGGCGATAGCCAAAGAGATTCGGTACGCTTAGATCCGCTCAACGTAACGGCCTGTTTGTCGGTGCGTTTCCAGCCGCGCGATTCGAAAAGATCCTCATAAATTTTTGACGGATAACCACTGATCACAACAAGACCTTTCAACCGGTGAACCGCGTCCGCGAATTTTCGGTGATCGTCATCGGTCATCTCATGCGAGTAGCCTTTTTTCACCGTCCGCGTAGAAAAAACGTAGGGCGGATCGAGATAAAAAAGCGTGTCTGCAGAGTCCAGGTCTTCCATCAGGCGGAATGCATCGCGGCTTTCGATCTGGACCTTTAGAAAACGTTCCGATGCGTCGAACAGGTTTTGCGGCTTTATATCGTTTAGCACCGATCGCCGGCCGTGAGTGTGGCGCCGCCAGTTTCCTTTCGATAAGAGGGCATTGCTTTGATAGCTTTGCCACAGACGGCAGAACAGCCGCCGGGCACGTTCGAGCGGTTCATCCGTCGGCACCAGGCATGCAGTGAATTCGTCACGGGCCCAGGGCGTGAGTTTTATCTTCTCGACCAGATCGTCGGGCCGATCGCGCAGAGTTTGAAAGAAATTGACAAGGTCTCCGTTCAGATCGTTGTAGGTTTCGAGCTTCGAAGGCTCTTTTACGAGCAAGACGTTTGCAGCTCCTCCGAACGGCTCGACGTAATGCCGGTGCGCGGGAAAGTGCTGGATGATCCATTTGGCGATACGGAATTTGCTCCCGTAATACTTCAGAACAGGGTGAGGTACGTTCATTTTATTATTTTGTAAGGATTGGATTTTGCGGCGTGAGGGCCGCTGGCATTTGGACCTTAGCAATAAAAACGAACGCAAACAATTCCGCTTCAGACAGTGACAAAACCGGCATACTGTCAGATGTGACACTGTACGACGTGACGTTATTTGTCCGGCGCGGATTCGCTAGATTTAGCGAATATGATCGTTGTCAACATCAAGGAAGCCGCGAAACGGAAAGGAATAACATCAAGCTACAAACTGCAAAAGGTGACCGGATTCGATATCTCGATGGCCGCAAGGCTCTGGCGGGGGCAATGGGTCCAGATCCACCTCCGAACTTTGAATACTCTGTGCAATTCGCTCGAATGCACGCCTAACGATATACTTCAATTCGTCCAGGATCCCGACTAGATCATATTTATGGCCGAACAAAGTCGAAACATGCTTCTTTATGATGATGACGGTGACGAGCTCCGTCCGGGCGATAAGGTCCGTGTAAACATGGACGAGATCAGGACGATCATCGAGGTGAATGGCCGCAATGTTCTTGAAAATTGGCCCGATGACGAGATCATTTACAATCTCGAACTGGTATGGCCTCCGAGTCGTCCACCAAAAGATGAGGATGAGGAAAATCACTGGCCGGATAAAATAGAATCGTAGGTTATGATCGCCGATAAGAAAAAACACGTTGCCGAGATCAGCAAGCGACTCAAGAAGCTTTACCCAGACGCGCACGTCGAGCTGAATTATTCGAATGCATTCGAGTTGATGATCGCGTCGATCCTCGCCGCTCAGAACACGGACGTAAACGTCAACAAAGTTACTGCGGATCTGTTTCGCAAATACCGGCAGCCGGCGGATTACTTAACGGTCCCGATCGAAGAGCTCGAGCAAGACATTCACACAACCGGTTTCTTTCGCCAGAAAACGAAAAGCGTCCGGGGTGTTTGCCAAATGTTGATCGACAAATTCAACGGGAAAATGCCGGAGACAATGGACGAACTCTTACAGCTTCCCGGAGTCGGCCGCAAAACTGCAAACGTTATTCTCGGAAACGCCTTCGGCGTCGCATCAGGAATCGTTGTCGATACCCACAACATCAGGCTCGCCGGTTTGCTCGGGCTATCGGAACAAAAGACGGCCGACAAGATCGAAAAAGATCTTATGGAGATCGTGCCCAAAAAGGACTGGATCATGTTCTCGCATTGGATCACCTGGCACGGCCGACGCGTTTGCAATGCGAAGAGGCCAAAATGCGAAGAATGCGTTTTATCAGATATATGCCCATCGAGCAGGGTTTAATAATTTATTTCGGATAAACCGGAACCTTGATCCCCAAATGCTCGTTGACGATCAGTGCCGCGTCGTACCATGTCCGACAAACCTCCGCCCGAGATCCCAGATCTGAAAAAAACTTGATAAAGAATTTCTGCTCTTTGGTGAGCTCACCGGTTTCATTCTTGAACTCGATCAGCAACGCGTTGTATTTGCCGTCGGACGAAGGAGCGAGACAGATGATGTCCGGGATGCCGGCGGTCATTCCTTGGGCTACCATCGCCGCGGCGACGGCCTTGAACGTCCAGATGCCGTTCGGCACGGCGAAGACGGAATTGAGGATCATATATTCGCGCCGGAACATGTTTCGCCAGGCTATAAATTTGCCCTGGATCTTCTTTTCCGGAGTGATCTCTTTCTTGGCTTTCTCGCGCAGGGCAAGAGGCTGCGGTTTGCCGCGGCCGTCGAAGAGTCCTCCTTTGAGATTCCTGTCCACAAAATAAGATTAACGATTTGATCTTAAGCGTTATGGCGCGACGTATTCCCTGCTCTTGTCGCCGCCCGGCCGGCGCCGCATATCGGGAATGCTGCGGATCCAGCCCTCGGGCTCATCGATCGTTGGGTCGTCACTTAAGCGTAAATACTCGCTCACGGCGAGTTCGACGTTGTCGTATCAGTAGCCGCGATCGACGCCGACGCCGTCGGTCCAAATGATCCGGACGCGGCCGAAGGTAAGTGGGATCAATTCCCAGTGCATTTCACTCATAATTTTTCTTCCAAAATTCGATGTTCTGATATATAGTCGGGGCGCCCGATCCCTTGAAGACGATCGGCCGGTGCAGGAGGGTCGAGTCCGCCGGGGACGTCGGATAGCACCTCCTGCCCTACGCCGCCAATATGCCAATGCCTGCCCAGAAAGCAGCGGTACTCGCGGACCTGACGGCCTCCGCGATCGTTTACGTGCTGTGCAACGCGTTGAGCGACACGGCGGCTGTAACGCTTTTTGCGATAGCAGATCTTGTAGGCCAGGGAGCGTTTCATCATCAATACGCCGATCCAAGTTTCACGCGCGGTCCGTAATATTCCTGAACCTCTTTCTCATACGCGTCGGCCTCTTCTTTCATTCCGTTAACCAGAGCCTGTAAATATTCCTCTTCGGTAATAATTCCCTTTTCAACCAAAAGTTTTCCGAGACTGGCATGATCGCGTTGGGCCGCGTTGACGCCAACACGCAAATGTTTAGGTGTCGTCGAAAGATCGCCCGGCACCTCCATTTGAAAGGCAACACCCGCCTGCATTCGGTGGGCTTGCCGCATATATTCTTGTAAAAGTTCCTCTTTACTTTTTTCCATAGTTTTCAACTCTCCTGTTCAACCAAATTGTTTAAGGCCCAGATTCTGACTTCCCTATACCGATTCATTCCTACTGGCGAGATAGGAAGGCCGAAGCTGCTCGTTTCGCTCACTCTGCAAGCTCTCCAGCCTTCCGGACCTCTAACGATCCGCGATTTCTGCCCCCCCCCATTTGAATTTGTGTGTTGCATTGCTTCGTATTCATTTTCTCCATGCCGGCAAAGATCAGCGATTGTTGTTTCCGGCGATTCTTAACTGCGGTTTGATATCAACCTGCTTAGTGCCGTCATCGATGAAACCTGACCCTGGGCCTCCTCCTACGTGTTTCTGGAATTCGACCTCCACCTTTGCGGAATCGACCAGTACGCGGCCGATATCGGCGATCGTCTTTGCTTTCTGTACATCCATCTCCGATTCCGGATCCTTGAGCAATTCGATCGTTTCAAACAAATGATCCCGAAGATCTTCCATTCTGTTTTTGCGTGGCATTTCTTATCTCCTTATTTAGTTCTGACAAAACGACCATGGTTGGAACGACCTCGGCCGGGTATTTGTGGATGGAATTTCGAAGCATGTTTTCCGCTTGAGGGATCAGCTTCAGGTTTGAGTATTCGCAGTTTTGCTTATCGCCGTCCTTGAAAGTGACGCAAAAGCCTTTCGGCTGCCGGCCGTGGTGAAGCCGCCAGACGTCCTGGTGAAGAAACCGCCATTGGAATAATCCAGTCTCTGCAACTTTTACCAGGATGTATCCTTCAGTATCGATCCTGGTCGATCCGGGCGGTTTCCAGTTTATTGATCGCTGGCCTTTCTTGAACTGCGTTTCAGCCATTCGCCCGACGGTAAATCCTGGACGTCGCAGCCCCTTGTTCGCCGGAACGTGGCCCTTGGGAAAACGATGAGCGACGCCACTGGCTGATAACCGCTCACGCTCAAGGCGTCTCTTTTCGGCGGTATAAGCTTCGCTCTTTTTTATGCCGAGCTTGGTTGCCTTCTTGTAGATCGAATCGATATCCCGGCCAATGAGGTTCGCGAGTTCGCCGGTCTGTATATCGGCGTAATTCTCGTTTAGCAGACGGAGCTGCTCGGGTGTCCATTTACGAGACTGGTATAAACCTAATACGCCGGCCTTTGCCTTGATCGCGCTTTCGGTTTTTCCAAGTTCTTCGGCAATAACTTGATTGGAGACTTTTCTGTAATTCTCACGAAGGAAATCAAGATCCTGTTCGGTCCATTTTCCCGCTCGTGGAGCTTCTACGCGATGTCGCATGTTTGATCCTTCCTCCTTAGTTTTTGGTTTTTCTTTTCCTTTACTCTTTCTTTAAACAACACTTTGAACACTTCCTGAACACTTCTTTAAAAAAAGAATCTCTTAAGAGCCAATAAAAATAGACGTTTGAACACTTTGAACACTTTGAACACTTCTTTTCGCACTTTTAGATTTAAATACGGAAAGTCCAAAACAAGTGTTGGAAGTGTTCAAGTGTATAAAACCCTTTGTTCGCAAACGTTTGCATTTTTCAGAAGTGTTCAGGAAGTGTTCAAAGTGTTCAGAATCGTAATTCCCCCGAATCCAAAAGGCGCACTCCCTCCCAGTACCGGCCCCCCGAATTGGCCTGGTGGAAACCGCGTTCACGCATGTTTTGCGTAAGTTTCCGGTGCGATCGCAAATATTCCCCGTTATCCTCGCAGAATTTTTTATAAGCCTTGTAGAGGTCCGAGTTAGCGATCCGGTAATGGGCCGGGATAACGTAAGTATCCGGGGCCCTGGCTCTGGCCTGCTCGTAAGTCTCGCAGGCTTCGTGTATGAACTGGCCGATCGAATCCTGTTCCCACCGGTACGCATCGATCTCGGCCTGAATTGCCGGCGGAACGTCGAGTCCGTTCAGATCTAAATAATCGCGACATCCCTGGACCGCCCAGGCGAGTATTCCCGGAGCCTCGGCCATGAGCTGCGACATTAGATCGTCGGATTTGATAAGCCTGTCGGCGGGAATACTCGTCGAGAAGGGGATCAGCTTGAGGCGGTCCCAAAATCCTTTGCTGTGATCCGTGATCGTCGGTTTGTGGTTTGTCGCGATCCACAATTTGCCGGTGAAGTAGAAATCGAAAAATTCACCGAAAAGAAACCGCGCGGTCATTTGATCACCAGACGAAAGAGCCTTAACGAGCGCGGAATTGAGCCGTTCGTTCTCCTCGGTTTCTGGAATGATGATGAACCGCTTGCCTCGAAGACGAGCAATATCGTTAGGGATCGACGACTGGCGGCTGGCTAGGATGCTTGCCGTCGTCGTGCCGGACGAATAATCGCCAAGCAAGTTGTTGAAGAGATTTACAAAGATCGATTTTCCGTTATTGCCGGTGCCGTAAAGGATCCAGAAGCTTCGCTCGCGCACCGTGCCGAGGAGCGAATAGCCGATCGACCGCTGCAGGAATGCCCTGACGCTCGGATCGGGCTGGATCGTTTCGAGGAATGTGTCAAAGACCGGACATTTTGCATCAGCGTCAAAATCGCAAGCGACAACCTTTGTGATCCGCATCGACCTGTCGTGCTGCAGCAATCCTCCCGTTCGAAGATCCAGCGTTCCGTTACCGCAATTCAAAAGAAACGGTTCGGTGTCCAGTCCGGTTGTCGAAACGGTCTTCGCTCGAGCAGCGAGCTGCAGGAACGCGTCCAGGCCGGCTCGGCTGTTTACGCGTTGCGCGTACTTCAAACCGTCGGCGGTAGAGAGATTTTCAGGCGAGTAAAGGTTTTTTGCGAACTCGACGGCGAGCTGGAAAACAAAATCCTCGGTGTCGACATTCCATCTTGTCTTATCCCAGATGAGCCATTTTCGGGCCTCAGCGAGATAGAGCAGATCTTCGCCGGCGAATGCGAGAAAACGCTCGGCGGTCGCGACGTCATTGAAACGCCATTTCGGTTCCGGGGGTAACACCTGATGGCCGTTCGACCGGGCAAGGTTTTTTTGTTTTGCCTGCATCGCGGCCGCGATCTCGTCAAGCTCGGCGTCGGTCACTTCTTTCATTTTGGGAGAAGTCATATTCGGGCCGCCCTCCCGTGTGTAACGCGCCGCGGAGCCGCGTACGTGATCAGACCGGCCTCGAACAAAGCACTGTCGTGATCCAACATCCTGATCGCCCTGGGCCCACCGAATTTCGCACTCGAGAGTAAAAAGAACTTATCGATCTGGCCGAGCGGCTGGCAGAAAATTCCGTTATAGAAACCGAGGCGCGATCGATAGCCGTAAAGGACGCAGCCCGAAGGCAGCGTCCAGCAAAGCCGGCCGCGTACGTCGCGGTAGAACCCGGCGATCAGGGACAAACGGTTACCGTATTTTTCATCGAGATATTCGAGGATGTTTGCCGGCCGCGTTCCGCGATACGCGGTTTCCGCGAGCTCGGGCGAGACGCGAAGCAAAAGAAATTTCGAAAGCGTCTCTTTCGGCAGTCTCAGATTGGCCATGAACACCTGCGTCTGCGGTGCGGACGCCGGCGGCAGCAGCGCGATCAGGTCTTCAAAGACGCAGTGTCTCAGGCTGTTGATCGCCTCGGGTGATAGTTGTTTCGATAAGCCGTTTTGCGGCATAAATTGAGAGATCCTTCCCTTTTGGTATTCGAATTAAGAGTCTGAGTTTTTCAGTCCGGACGCCGATCGGACGCCGGCGATAAAGGCTTCTTCATTCGTCGGAGGCCCTTTCTCGGCAATCGAGCCGAAAATCGGATGCTCACAGGTGAAAAGCTTCTCGACGCGCCGCCTGGCTTCGGAATCGTAATAGCCGGCGAAATAGCCAAGATTTTGGCGCTTGACGTTTTCCGCTTCTTCGCGTGTTTTTCCGAACGCCGACATGCTGTGTTCGACCAGATCTTTGAAATAGGCGTCGGCCTCCTCCTGGTCAACGGTCTTAATTGCCGGTCCGTATTTGTCCCTGAGCGTTACTTCCTTTGGAAATTTCATAGTTCCTCCTTAAACAACATCTGCCTCAATGAATCTCGGGTGTTTGTTTGCTATGTGCCTTTTCAGATTTTGGAAAGATCTGTGGCAACACGGGCAAACTCCGTTTTCTATCCGCTTGACCATCTTTGTAAGGCTTCCCTTTGCCGCGGCAGTTTTCCGTTTCTCCGACTCGACGCGGTTGCGCTCGTATGCGACGCTGCTTTGTAGCTGAGCGATCTCGCTGCGCAATTTATCGTTTACCGACTTGCTGTCCTTCTTGTCCCAGCCGATGTGATGGCCATTCGGGCAATACCAATAACCGCCGTTTCTATTGCAGTTTTCCCACATCACTTGCGGGATAGCATGGACGACGCCGCAAACGCAGCAATCGTCAATGTGAAGCTGGACGTTTCGATTAAGGTCTTTTACGTCACTCATAATTAACCTCCTAAATTGGCTGGCGTGAAGGCGGGATTCGAACCCGCAAATTCGGTCGTTACCATGGCCGCCGACGGTTTTCCGTTGAGCCTACTTCCCGCCATAAATCACCGATGATTGAAAAGAAAGATCGTTAAACCGATCACAGCGATCGCGGCCGCGCAAAACAAAAGAAAGTGCGGAACGTCGTGCTTCCAGAAACACTCGTCGCAGGTGATCTTTCCGGCGAAACAGTTGAGCGCCTGGTCACAGACAAATACTCTTTCGCAATATCGACACGTGTGCTGATGCATTCAGGAAACCTCCTTATTTCGTGATCCTTTCCCCCGTCTGAAAATCGACATCAAACGAGATCGTCCTTTTGACCTTTTTAACGTTCCTGATCGCCGGGATCATATCGAGCAGAGCTTCGCCGCCGATCGGGGATTCCCACCAACACCGGTGCTCTTTCGACATCCCTCTTTCCCTCGGCACCTGTCGATCGCGTGGGACCAGCGTCACGTTGACCGTTTTCCCGTCCGGGTTGTCGGCAAGCCGGACGAAAGCTCCGCGTTTCTCACTTATCCGGTACCCCAGACGGTACGCCCTCAATGTTGCGCCAAAGCTCACATCACCTCCTTACCGGTACAGATCGGGCAAAGCCCGGTCACGTTCTTTCGCTTGACCTTCAAATGCCGCTCGAATTCCCGGCCTGCATCTTCCCAAACCCGCGCGACGACGAAATCGATCCGGCGGTTAAAAAACTCCGAAACTAACCTGGCGCCGCTGCGACCATTGTGGTGCTGCTGAATGCGAAGCTTGAGATTGTCCGTGAAGCCGACGTAATGCTGCGCGTGTGCGATCGGTCGATCAAAATGAAGGAGGTAAACGGCCATTATTTTTGCGCCTCCAGCTTTTCGATATGATCCGAAAGAACCTTTATGGTCCGTTCGAAACCATCTACCCTGCGCGCGAGAGCGTCACGCTCAAATGACGTTTGCCGGTGATCGCGTTTTTCCTGAGCCAGATCTAACTTAAGCATTTCTATTTGCTTCTCGAAGCGTTGCTGAATTTGGTATTCACGAATTGCTGGGTGATCCGACAATGAAAGATTTTTAGCAGTTGATCCGTTCATATTTTTGGCCTTAAAAAGGGCGGATGCTCACCGCCCTGTACCTTCCCCGACTCGAAAATTATTTGAGGTACCCGTCCTTGCGAAACGCGTTGACACATGCCTCGATCTGCGACGGGTCGGCATCACTGATAACCGTGATGCCGAATTTTTCATCAAGCAGAATGCTTGTCGCATCCTCGGAATAGCTCCATTTGTCGGAGGCAATGACGAATCTGATCGCCTCCTTTCGGATCTCGTTTATCGCTGCCTCGCGCTTATCGGGCGTAAAATCGAACTTGTTAAGGATGTTCTTCCGGACAGCATCGCCCTTGCCGATATCGGAAAGAATGTTTTCGATCTCAACGCGCCAGGCGTAATGTTCAGGCGACATTTCGTTGAGGGCCCTAGAACGCGCAGCTCTTGCGTCGGCGGGTGAGATAAGTTCCTTTTCCTCAGGTTGTGCCGATTCTTTCACCTGCTCGACAAGCTGGCCCTTCGACGGCGGCGAAACGAATTCTACGCGTTCGCGCGGGATCGTTTCGATCTCCGATTCGTCTAGGAACCCGAGGCCGCAATAGCAAAGCGTTGCACGACGCTTGGCCTTCGTCTCGGCCTTCATCAATGCGTTCGCGAGCTTGTCGCCATTTAGGTTTCCGATCGCTACAGCTCCGGTCGAAATATCGAAACGGCCGTCCGGGCCGGATACACGAGCGGTTGCGATGTAAACGTCCTCGATACGCTCGGTTTTGAGAATCTCGCGGGTGAGTTTGTGAACCGACGCGAGCTGGTCCGTCGCCCCGCGCGTCGCGTATAAGACCTGCTTTCCGTTGAGGATGAGGGGAAGGAACGGCTGTGTCAGATGATTTAAGCCGAGCGATTCGCATAAACGCCTCATGTATGAAGTTTTCTCGTCAGAGGAAAGGTTGGAAATATCGCCTTTTTCCGCGAGTGATTGATAAAGGCTCTTGTCGAGAATGTCCGAAAGGACCTCGCTACCGCTCTTAGCCTCGGCAGTTTGGGCAGCGGCCACCCCGTTCGTTTTTTCCAAAGTTTTTGTTGTCATGAATAATTCTCCTTAAAAATTAACCGGCTAAAAATTCCTCTATATGCCGCCTGGTAAAAACGGCTTGTCCGCCCGGCAAACGTTTGAACTTGATCTTGCCGTCGCGGCGTTTCCGCTGGATCGAAAGCACCGAGCATTCGAATTTGTCCGCAAGCTGCTGCTCCGTCCAAAAAAACTGTTCGCCGGCAAGAGCGGTTTCGATACGGCCGGCGTAACTTTTAACTTCGTCCCGAAGATCCTCGAGCCGGCTGAGCAGTTCTTCGAGGTCCGGCCGCACATCGTCGATCGGCAGATGAAAGACAATTTCCTTTTGCGTGGATTGAACTGCGGCCGGCATGATTTATTTCCCCTCAAGATTCTTTGAAATGACCGCGGTTACCGCTTCTTCGACTGCTACAAAATCAAGAGTCGGAGTACTTGGCAAAGATTCGAAGATCTGTCTGTTCACCGTTTTTTCGATCATGAAAGGGGCGTTTACTTCGGCCCATTTGACCGCATCCGGAACGCCATACCTGAGCTTCACGTTGACACGGACGCTCAGGCCGGGAGCGAGCTGTTTTTCGCCATACCGCTTATAGGTTTCAACCATGGCAAGACGGATGTTCTCTTCGGTGTCGAGAAGGCGTTGCGTCGCGGATTCCAGTTCGTTAAAAACTTCTGCATTAGCGGTCCGATGGGCTTCTTTAAGAGCCTTGATCTGTGCTTCAAGATCGGCCTGTAATGGGTCCGCCAGAGTGCTGAACGTAACAACGTCTTTTCGAGCGGAAACAAGTTGTTCTCTAAGTTGCAAAATTTCGGGTGTCATAAGTTTTATTTGGAAAAGTGCCCAATGAAAAATCCGAGGGCGTAAGTGATCAGGAACATAAAGGACAGCCAGCCGATAAAGCTTGCGTCCGTTCTTTTGCGTCGCTCTACAACCGCCAGCCGTGCCGGCATTCGTTTTGGCTCTTTCTCTCGAAACGGAAAAACGTTATTCATGGCGGTCTCCTTTATGCGATATCCGAAAGCATGTCGGCAGAGCGGCGTTTGCGATCGTTGAATTCCGCAACCTTGCGTTTTCCCCAATCCGAAAGTTTGCGGACGTCCGCTGGCCGGGCAGCAGACTCCCGAAGGTGCAGCTCCGCATCAAGCGTTTCAGCGAGAGCGGTTCCTTGCTGAACAATCGAGGCGCTGCCGATGAAATCGACGTAGCTGTTGCCTTGATCATTCAGGCCGTAGGACGTGATGTTTTCGGTATTGATCCGAAAGCGATTGAACTTGATCCACTTCATAGTTTTGGCTCCTAAAATTAACGATTTAATAATTGAGGCATAGGCCCATTTCTATGCCTCAGCTTGTGACCCGCCTGCCCCGATTTCCCATTATCAAAACGGCGGATCGCAAGATTCAGACAAGCCGCAAGATCACAAGCGCGGCCTCGTAAACCATGAACACGACGAACGCTAAAGCGATGTAACTAACTAATTTGCTGCTTCTCATAGGTGAAAACTCCTCAAAAATCCTGATTTTTGGGCTAAGAAGCCCTGCCCAAGAACGCGTTGGGACGTTTTTGGGAAATGAAAACGATTGGTTATTTACTTAAAGCAATTTGCTCCGAATCTGCCGTGACGTCTGAGCGCTTTTGGTTGAAGTGTCGCTCCAGAATGACGGCTACTTGATTGTTCTTGCTTCTTTTTTCCTGTTGGGCTTCCAATTGAATTGCATCGTCCAATTCCTTGGGGATTCTCACGGAAAACTGAACTAAAGCCGTTTCTTGTGTGCTCATAAAATATCTCGTTTGTCCGCCTTTTGTGCGTACAATAACCATATTGCACCAATGTACGTACAATGTCAACTATTATTTTTCAAAATAGTGGAAATCGGTTGAAAGTAAGTGAGGGCTGTTGTATGACTGTTGTTAGTACAATGGCAACCACGAAGAACGACCGAATTTACATCCGCGTCAGTTCGCAAATAAAAGAGGAGTTTGAGAAGGTAGCGAACTATCGCGGCCTAACACCGTCAACTCTTCTACATTCTTTGGTTGTAAAGACGATTCACGAGGCGCGCCAATTCGAGCCCCAAGCATTTCGGGTTATTGAACCGGAAGATCGACTTGAGCCTTCGGATTCGGTAATCGTTCATCAAAAGCCCGAAGAAATGACTGATGAAACGGAAGGTATTCGGAAGAAAAAAACTGGCAAGGGCGGAGGATCAATCTTCTAGTCTCACAAGGCGCGCAAAAAGAAAAAAGAGACCGCTTAGGCCTCCCGATTTGACATGTTAAAGGTAAAAATTACGACCGACGATATTAAACGGCATGGGCAGGTAATTACCGGCCGCGCCAATCTTGAAGTTTTGGACAACGGGCTAAGGGTTCTTTCAGGAAATGTTGGCTTACATTCGGATGATCCAAATATCTCGATATTTAATCTCGAAAGACAAGCGGCTGACCTGTTTATAAAGCAGTTCTCTGAGGTCGCTAAAAAACTGGAAGCAGAATATCGAAAGACAGACTAGCGATCTTGGGATCTCAGTCCATTGACCGTTTCAAGTGCCGCTTGTTCTATTTCCGCTCCCTCAAGGTGCTTTACGATTGTAACCGTTGCTTTGTTTGTTTAACGCAATATCGAAATAACTTCCGATCTGATTTCTTTATCGCGTAGCAATTCCAGAATTTGATTCTTGTCCATTTTTGAATTTTATCGAATCTACAACAACCGATATGCTCTCAAAATTATTAAAACCTCAGCCACTTGAAACCGTTCTTGTTCCTCATTACGGCGAGATCGGCGCCGGCTCCGTTGTTCCCTTTATTCCTCAAAGCGAGCTCGTGCCGGTTGCAGTCCCTAGAGATCTCGCCGCCGCCGGCAGCGTGATCACGTTAACGGTCCGAGGGATTTCTCTCGAGGACGAAGAAATTTATAACGGCGATCTTCTCATCTGCAACACGAAATTCAGATGGAGCCAGATCACGCCGGAAACCATTTGCGCCGTCTTTATACACGCAACGGCCGAGCTCGTCGCAAAAAAGATAATACGCGAAGCACACATGCTAACGCTTAGAGCGTCCGGCGGCGGGATCAAGGACAAACAGTTCTCGCCCGACGATATCGAGATCCGCGGCATCGCGATCGGCTTCCAACGTATGTTCAAGAATATCCGCCGGTCAAAAAAATTTGGCAACGGTGTTTCACAGATGAAACTAATAAAAAAATATGAAAGATAAGATATTGAAAATTTTGGAAGAAGAAGGCCTCAATATGGACGACGGTTTTAGCTGTCTGACCTGCGGTACGGGTTTCCGCACATATCGCGAGCGAATATCGGACGGTCTGGATTTCCTGGCCGAACAAGGTATGCTATCGCCTGAAAATAATGACCTCGTTTACGAGATCTTCGATGAAGAGGAGAGTTAATTATGTCCGGCGATCACAGATCAGACCGTAAGCCTACTCGCGATGCCGAAGGCTCGATATTTAAGCGTATCGAAGAGCGGTCGTCTGCAAACGGCCGTAAAAAGAAAATCACTGTCTATTACGCCCGCGTCAGAAAGAACGAATATGACGACGATGGCAATCTGATCAGGTGTCACGAACTAAAACGGCAGTGCGATACCTATGACGATGCGAAGATCGAGCGCCGCAAGCTGCGCGCGGAAATCGATAAAAAAATTGAAGAGTCCAAACATCCTGTTCAGAAAAAGGCCGTCCGATTTTTTGATCTCCTCGACTTCTTTGAAAAGCATTACGTTAAAGAAGCTGTCTGGGCGGGCAAAAAGAAAATTGCCGGGCAAAAGGATCCCCTGCAGAACACAAAGCGGATGCTGGACAGTTATCGTGAGTTTTTTGGAAATCTGCCGGTAAACAGGATCGACTACACGCGAATTTTCGAATACAAAGCCGTGATGCTCGCAACCGAGTATCCGGTTAAGCGCAGGATCGACAAAGGGCCGCGGCGCAGACCCGAGGAGCAGCGTGAATACGATATCGAGTGGAAAACTCGAAAACCGGCAACGGTCCACCGATACCTTTCGAAGCTTCGACGTATCTTTTCGGTCGGTGTAAGTCACGGCATGTTGAAATCGAACCCGTTCAAGGACGGCGATCCCCTCATCGAGACCTCGATCGAAGAGACCCGCGTCAGGATATGCACATACGAAGAGGAGCTGCTGCTCTATTCCGTCTGCGTTCCGCCGCGGGAGCACTTGAAGGATATAATTTCAATCGCGATCGATTTATTCCCGCGCGAAAACGAACTCTTTGCTCTCAAAGGGTCTGACATCGATCTTGAGAACCGTTTTGCCGTCATCCAGGAGTACAACGCTAAGACACAAAAAGAAAGAACCGTTCCGCTCTCGAATCGAGCCTTTGAAGCCCTCCAGCGCATTCGGGCAGGTAAGACGCTCGAGGAATGGATGTCCGATCGCATCTTCGGCGTGAATAACGTTTATCGATCCTGGTATACCGCTCTTGATAAAACGGAAATCAAGGATCTTCATTTTCACGATCTCCGCGGTACCGGGATCACTCGGATGCTGGATGCCGGACTTCCCGAATCGATAGTCATGAAGTTTTCCGGTCATGACAAATACGAGACCTTTATGAAGTATGTAAAGAAAGATCTCGGTATAATCCGAAACGCCGGCGCTGCCATCAGTGAGCTCTACGAAAAACGGATAAGAGAATTATCTAAGGGGCAGAATCCCCTTAGCGGAGCCCTCCAAAAGTCGTCGGGAGATATCACAGAGGCAACCGAGCTCGGCGATGCGATTAACTAAAGCCTGAAAACAAGGGCGAAATTCGTCAAAAGTAACTTTCAGGAAACTTCCGGATAATGCGCATGCTCGGACTGAAAATCCGCGTGTCGGCG